CGATTGTTGAATGGGCTTTCCCATTTTATTATCTCTTAATTAAAAACCTATCTTCTCAATTGCTTTATCACATTCTTTATAACATAATAAACAACCTATTCTACAATCAAAATAAATATTATGCTTTTTACAGAAGATATGAAATATTCCTTTAGTAGTTTCATTTCCAAAGTCATCTTTAATATTTGTGTTTAAATTTTTAATATTTTCCTTTGTAATTATTGGTATAAGCATAATTAAAATCCTATCTTCTCAATAGCCTTGTCACATTCTTCCTGAGTAAACTTGCTGATTTCAGCCGTGTTACCGGCCCATTGAGTACCCACCTTAGCATCCAAGCCAATTGTGAAACTCTTTCCCTTATACGTGAATGTATGTGTCAAGTGATCTTTAATAATTAACAAAATTTGAGGTAAGTTTGAAATCTGGCTTTTATGAAATCTAAATACAAACGAATCATGAACAGTTGTCATGCAACGAATGTCAAAACCATCTTTGCCGAGCCTGGGATCATTCACTACTTTAATCATTCCACGATTGAGCAACTCTGCTACGGTTGATTGAGGCTTGTAACTATAGGCATTTCTGAATAGTGCTGCATTCATTTCACCTAAGAATCGGCGAGGCCGGCCAAATAAGTTGTAAAGAACCCTGTTTTTCTGTACTTCTTCTTCGATTGATCTATGCCAGCGTTTGAGTCCAGGAAAGCGATCAGAATAATTATCGAGAAGTCGTTTACATTCTGATTGAGACATAAAAACTTCTTCTTTTGCAAGATTGTCAGAGAATGTTTGAGGTCCCATGCTATAGTTAGATGCGTGTACAACCTTCTTGCCCATGTAACGCATGGTAGATTTCTGATCAGCCTTTTTATTCTTTGCCTCATAAATAACTTCTTCAATTGGAACGCCAAAAATTTTGCTTGCATTAAAACTATGCACATCAATCCCTGATTCGAATGATTGAATCATGTTGGCATCTTGAGTAAGGTATGCAACTACATGAGCTTCAGCCTTAGCAAGATCACACTCACACATAATCCAATCAGGATCAGCAATGAGATAATATTTAAACATATAAGGCTGGTTTTGCAGATTTGTTCCTGTACCTTGGTAAGTCTGTTCTGTAGCAATACGTCCTGAAACTGTGCCAGTTATTTTATGATTACATCTAATTTTATCATCTTCATCTACAGTAACATTAAAGTAAGTAGATAAAAGCTTTTGATATTTTCGCATTTTAATAATAAGTCTAGCTTCTTCAGAACCCTTAATGCCTTTCTTTGCTATTCTATGCATGGCTACAGCATCACAAGAGATCGCTCCAGTTTTGCGATTAACATATGGCTTGATCATGCAAATGCCATAAAAATACGCAATCATTTGCTTTGATGAACCTTGGTTAAGTTCTTTACCAGTTAATTTATTTAACTTATATTGAAGAAGTCTAAGTATTCTTTCAAGGGCTTTTTTTCTTTTACTAATTTCTTTCTGATCAGTCAGGATTCCGTTGAATTCCATTTCTATGAGTGGCTTATGGAGGTTCATTGTATAATCCATAGCATCCATAGAATCGAATTCACTTAACTCTTCAAGGAGTTTCTCAGTTATTGGCAATAAGTAGGCTGAGTCTTTGGCATTATAAGTCCAGTATTGTGGCCAGTTTTTGATAGCCTTAAGGTGCGATTGCTTACCTTCGTCCTTATAGTATGGAAAGTATGTGTAGGTCGAAGTTAGATAATCAAGCCCCTTTGGAAGTTCAGTATAGCATATATGTTGTGCAAGCATTGTATCAAAATAAAAGTTATCTGTTTTAATCATCATGGTACGGAAAGTAAACATGATGTCGAACATTCCATTTTGACAAATCTTACCGATAGCTTCATCATTAAGTATTTCGGCTAGGCCAATCCATATCTTTATCTCTTCTGCTGTTGCCCAATAGTTGCCCTGGTTGTTCATTAGAGGCACAGACATGGAGAGGATCTTGTTATCGTGATATACAGCCAATGAGTAGCAGGTAATAAATTCTGGCGTAGCCTCGATGTCAAATGCTACATATTGCTTTGTCTTAATCAATGCGTAGAACTGCATGATTTCTTCAAAGCTAGGCTTGATTTTTATTTCTACATTATCAACTAGCAATTCTGGATCTTCAATGATCCGCAGAGCTTTTGTAAAGTCTGCAATCATTGTATAGAAGTGAATAGGCTGCCCGTATGGGAGGGTGAAAGATGGATGATAAGACAAACCGATTATCTTGCCTGCCAGTTTTTCTTTTAAGTGTGGGAAGTCTTCAGCATGGTAGAATGAACCGCGATACTTTGTGATTGAATCAAACTTAGGTTCATCCAGCAATAGTCTCATTGGAGTTGCACCGAGCAACATTATGACTTTGCCTGGAAATTGAGCAAGCTCATCAATTAATGCTGCTTGCAACTTGCTCCAGTTTGGATGGCGGTAGCCTTTATCTGTCCATAAGACAGCGGTATTGTTTTTTGGAAACTTGGCTTTGCAAGCATTAGTTAGATAGATTTTATATCTTGCTAGTCTGACGGCTGCACAGATGCGATTAAGCTGAGATCCTGTCGGCCCGACGAATGGTTCGTTCTTCAGGACTTCGATTTCGCCTGGAGCTTCGCCAACCATGGCGATTTCGGCAGTAAGTATGTTATCAGTTGGAGCGCACTCTACAGCTAATGCATTGAAAGAACCTTCTTTCTGCGGAGATGCTGTAGTTGATATGCTTGGGATTATCATAAAATTCCTATTAACTTGTATTAAATTATTGTATTTTAATATCCATCTTCATCCATCAAGTACATTGTTTGAATATCCATATCACTAAAGGATTCATCATCACCCTTAAGATCAATATAAATAAAAGAAGCTTCTTTATTTAATCTTTTATTTAACTTTTTATAGATATTTAATTCTTTATCCTTAGTTGATATAGTTAATATACTAGGAATTTTCATATTCAATCCTCATATGTTTGCTCATAATGAGTAGCACATTTTTCAACATCATACCATGTATTAAAATCACCAATAGGTTTTCCATTATCTTTAAATTTAAATCCGGCAGCTTTTAAAATAAATCTTATATGTACAGCCAGTGATGTATGAGGTACAGTAATATTTTGTATTTCATAATCTGTAATAACTTTATGAACTGTTTTCATATCCTATCCTTTGTCAATGCTCCTGGGTTCGGAGCTTTTATTTCCTGTTTACAGTCTAAGCAAAGATAAGAACGAACCCGGATAACATTTGCACTGATGATGTTGATAGCAAAGTTATAGTTTGGCTCATTTTTATAGCCGTTTGGCCAGCTCTTGGAGGCAAATCCTATTTCGAGTGGCACGATGTTTTTGTGTAGGCAACAGTTAGAACCAGGCGTGATGGGAGCTTTCTGTTCGGATAGTTGGCCTACTTTATATTTTGTCATAACTTAATCCCATTTAACTCTTGTATTTAGCCCATGGAAGTAATTCAATAAAATGTTTATTATGCATTTTCCAATATCTCCAATCACTATCAACACTCATAAACTCAATTAAAGCAGTTCCTATAATTGGTATTATAATAAATGGAAAAAATATTATTCTTAATAAAAACATAATTATATATTTTATAATCATATTAAAGTCCTTCTACTTCAGCAGTTATCCCAAGATAATTTTCAAGCCGCTGATAAAATTCTGGAATATACTTCTGGCTCTTATCACAACCAACTGGCATCATTTTTTCTTTAGCTGCACTAATTAAGCAGTTACCAGATCCAGCAAAGAGACTCATAAATAATGTGCCAGGCTTACCTAATGCTTTTAAGAAATGATCATAAAGCTCTATAGGCTTTTCCCACTGGTGAATGCGTTGACTAGAGCTGACTGTACTTATGTTAATTGAAGATGATAAGCTAGGAGTATTGAACTGTGCATTTCCCTTACGCAGCAAGAGGAACATTTCCCAGTTGCTCACCATGTTTGTTTTCGGCTTATTGGTGCTGCCACCAACTTTGTTCCATGAACCGGGAGACTGAACGCCAAACCCGATCTCTCGTGCAATATTGTTAATCTGTATAAAATGTTCTTTGCCTGTCCAGACTAAAGCCCAACTACAGTCAAGCATCTTTTCATATACTAAGGGAAGATAATTGAAGTAGAAATCATAAAGTTCTTTTTCATCCCAATCTTGGGCTTTGCATTCGATCTTGTTTGTCTTACCATAGTTATCGTTAAAGTCAATCGCATATGGTGGATCGAGTTCTACCATTCCCACAGAGTTGTTAGGAATCTTGTCGAGGAAAGTTTTGTAATTTTCAGCTACATAAATTACTTGGATGTTAGATCTGATTGGTTCTTGCTCATCGTTAAGGTCTTCATCATCTTCATCGACCTCAACAAGTCTTTCTTTAGCCTGCTTGGTTTTCTCAAATACATTCTGAGTTACCGTATTTTTTATAGGGGCTGTCATGAATCCGCTCTGTAATGCAACTAAGCGTTCCTTTTCTGTATCGGTAAAACTTCCCATTCGCTGAAGAGCCTTAGCTTGTTCACCAAGAGCTTTGTAGGCTTCCTTAGCTCGGCCTTTAGTAGACTGTTCTTTGAGGATCGGGAATACTTTGAGGGCTTCTGCGAATGCTAGATCAGTAGATAAGCCGCCAAGACTGCACTTGAGCCTCTTGGCTGTTTCACGATATCCCCAAGATTTGCCTTCCTTGCCTGCGGCTTCTACCCAATAGTTATGCAGCTTATACTTGAGGTCTATTTCCTCATGCCACAAGAATTCCTTACGATCCATATTACTAAGAAGTTCAATCAAAAAATGATCGTCTTCAGTAATACCGTCGAAGACGCGGACTTCAATTGTTTCCCTGCCGAGTTTCTTAAAGGCTTCAATGCGATGTAAGCCATCGATTAGGACATTATTAGAATCTATGAGGATCGCATGAAGTTGGCCAACCATCGAGATTGAATCAGCCAAGCTGGAGATGTCACCTACTGCTGAACGTGCGCGATCTTTGATTATAATGTCTGAGACGTTTCTTTCTTCTATCTGAAATAATTGCATAGCTTTAACCTAGTTTAAATTTTGAAACTGCCTTTTGATTAACTCTATTTGCTCTGCTGAAAGTTTACCAAGCAAGTCTGTTGCATTCTTAGTAGGATCAGCCAGCATCTTCTTGCCGCGCTTTGTTCCAGAGTTCTTAGAAATATTCTTCATGGCAGACTTAGTGATTTTCTGAGATTTAACAAGTGCTGCATTCAGCGCAGATGTTCGCATAGTCCGAACGCGTTCAATCAATCTGGCTTGCTCAGGATAAGACATTTCTAAGAATGATCGGCAGTAAATACGATCCATTAGTGGCATCATTGGGCCTCATTAATTATTTTAACTTTTTAATTTCAGCTAAAATATTTTTAAAGTCTTCTACAGCAAGATGAAGTTGCATGGTGTTAGCTTCAGTTGCAGCCAATCTTTCAGGATGACTCCATTGTCCTCTACCAGCACCTTCATTACTACTTTTAAGTTCTCTTGGAGATAAAGCTTGAGATAAAGTTGAAAATCTTATTCTCAACTCTTGATTTAACTCATTAAGTTTTTCTTTAGCTACTATAGGCATAAGTTCTCCTTATCTATGATCTCCAGAACCACCTAGCTTGTTGCGTTCTTTACGATCAGAAAGTTTGTTAATATTTATAGTAGCTATAGTATCAAGATTATATCTAATATCATTAGCTAAACGAGCTAAATACCAAAGAACATCTCCAAGTTCTTGAGCGATTTCATCTTCTTTCTCAGTAGAAAGTTTTCCATTATTATCACGATAAATCTTTTTAATCTTGCCTGCTACTTCACCAGCTTCATTGGTTAAACCTAAAGTATGGCAAACTAACGCTTTGTCGGGTGGATAAATGTCAGTTGATTTTGCCAGGCTTTGGTATTCATTAAATGTCATTATATTATCCTTCGTAGTCTTAACTTCTTCACATTGATACCAATCAGAATAACTATCTTTACAAGATGTGTTCTGAAGACCATCTTTAGTACATGCATGATCTGGACCACCATCATGCCAATGCCATTTTTTATATGGACAGCCCATATCACTCATAATGTTATTCCTCTATACCGGGCAAAGTTAATGCCTTACCCTTATACATATAGTCAAGGACCTCATTCAGTTTTCCACCATTAATGATGCTTTTCAACGAAAGGAATATTTGCCTGAACAGTTTTGTCTGCTGGCCATGGTGAAAGTGTTCCTGGACTTGATCATACAAGTCTTTATCTATTCGTGCAGTTACTTTACATTCTTCTTTGAGCATTTTGTTCACCGTAAAAGGTTAAAAAGTTGTTCCTCAGTTATCTGAGGGATGTTGTAACGAGTTGCCTTTTCTATCTTAGTTCTGCCTGGGTCATCTCCGACGACCAAGTAATTTGTTTCCCTCGTTACTCCAGATGAAAATTCATATCCATAACCGTTCAAAATTTCAATCATAGTTTCTCGTGACTGGCTTAACGATCCGGTAATGCAATAAATTGCTTTCGCTTCACTAGGTAATGTGGCGAAGGAGAAGTTTTTCATTTCCTTAATTGCTTCGGTATAAATAGTAGCAGCTTCAACAAAGCTACGTTTTGCATTATCAGTTATGTGAATATTAATTTGGCCGGTTCTTAAATATTGGCAAAGCCTCAAAGAGGACTTATAAGCTAATCCTGGTAAGCCAAGCCCGGCTACAAAATGTGCCATTGTGCATTGATTATTCATTGAAAATACTTGTTCAGCGATGTTACTATAAATTGTTACGCCGATTGTATTTATAATGTCCGGCACAAGATCGTAGCTAAGAGGATCAAGTAAGGCCCAAGGCTTGGTTGAAAGAACTGAATAGCATTTTTCATTCTGGAGTAGCTTTTCTATAATGCCTTCGCCAACCCCGTCGATTTTGATACCCTTCTGAGAGTAGAAGTAAGCAATGGAAACGATCAACTTAGCTATGCAATTGTTTCCATTACAGACAAGGTGTACTCCTTCCCACTGGAGAATTTCACTACACTTTGGGCAATGAATTGGTAAATTAATAGAAATATCTGTTAAATCTTTAGGTCCATAATTACTTTTAAAAGCTAATGCCATTGATTGATTTCTTAAATCATTATTGTTAACTTCCAGGATCTTAGGGATTATCTCACCTGCTTTGCCCACAGATATAGTTGAACCTACCATGATATTACGATCTTTAACCCACTGAGCATTGTTGCCTGTTACTCGGTTATTAGTTGTGCCACAAAGCTCAATTGGTTCATAGACAACTGTTGGTATTGCCCTGCCGAGCCTACTAATATTCCATTCGATATTAACAACTTTTGTTTCTTTAACTTGAATTGGAGGCTTCCAAGCTATGCTCCAGTTATTGGTCTGTCCATTATTACCTGCGACTAGCCTAACTTTTTCATCAGCTACCTTAATCATAAGTCCATCCATGGGATAGATTTTTGACCATTTGTTATATGTATCAAGCAGAAAATCTCCCATAGCTTCTAAGCTACCGGAGTAAGTATACTCTTCAAATAGGTCGCCATGATTATGGGGTATTGCTGTCATCATGGCAGAAGGCTTGTCATATTTGCGGTCTAACCAGCCGGCGACTACATTTCTTGGGTTTGCTCCATAATCTGGATTCCACTCGTTCAGTGGGATGAGAATCTCGACTGGTTGAAAATGCCGCAGCTGAAATGGAAACGTAATGTATGGCATTAAGTGAGTTATGTCTCGTCCACATCTGCCGTCACCCTCAAGGGTTATATTTACTCCAGTATCTGTAAGGGTTATAACTGCTGCACAACCATCGTATTTGGGTTCGATCCGAAGTTTGTAGCTGCCAAATCTTGTAAGAAATGGCTTAAGGTCGAGCATGTTGAATGCTTTGTTCGTTCCATAGATTGGATGCTTGTGCCAGGTTTTGCCAGTAAGAGCAGTACGACCTTGTGCGGTATGGTAGAGGATATTGTTATGAGGGTCTATTGCATAAAGTTGTTGCCATAACAGATCGTATTCAGAGTCTGTCATGAATGGTATGCCGGAAGCATAGGCCATGTTTGCTTGGGAGATTTCTTTTATGAGTTGTTCGTGATTCATAGGTGAGCTCCTATTATATTGGAAAAAATCTTTTCCTACTTTTCTACTCTTGTGAGACAATACCCATCAATTCTGACGAGGAATGATGTTAGGTTGTCATCCTAGTATTGGCTCACAAGAAAAGAAAAGTTGCTGTTCACTTACTTGCGAATCATTCAACAGTTCGTTCATAAGTGAACAGCATGTTTTGCTTATTCCGATATCTTGTAGGCGTCACATCAACGCCTCGTTCAGAATGACATTGTTCCGGCAATGCCAGACCTAGCTAACTGAAAGTGGTAACTAGACTCTAATATCGAATTAAACTTGAACATAAAGCTCCGTTATTAAACTACACGAGCAATTTCATTCCTTGGCTGACCAACCCGAACTAGATTACCGTCATCGTCAGTACTCATACCATCGTTATAACTGAGTTCAGCCGTAAAGTTGAGTCCAACCAGATCAGATTCGTCGGTTTCCTGGTCGGGATCAAGCCCCAGGGCACGAAGGAAATCTTTAACCATCCGCCACATGAGGTTATTCTTTTCTTCATCATCGCCCTGATAATCTTTGTAGTTGCCATACCAGAGAGTATGAAAAATAGTTGATGCGTTATCTTCTCCGTCGACGTTAATAATGAGTTGACAACCATATCTTCCGGTTCGCTGAGACTTGGTCTCTTTGACCTTAGAGATGGTCAGGTCATATTCGCCAGCTTCAACAGGTGCTTTGTCAGGAATTTCGGACAGATTAGGAATCATAGACATAGTTAATACTCCTTTAAATTGTTTTTGATGCGTGACTAAAGAACTATTCTTCAGTCAAAAGTTGGTTGCTTTTAGTTAATTATTAGTTTTTGTTTTGAGTGTCTTGTTTTCTCCTTTTTATTTGTTTTCATCTTTTGGGTTAACATATTCATCTGTATTAGGCTTTTTACCTGTGACTGTTACTACAAAGTCAAGCTCTCCTTCTGAACTTACTGAAATAGAATTAAAAATATCATCTATAAATTGGTCATCCTCTTTATTAGGAATCTCAAAACATATAACGTCATTATAACTTTTTGGTTTGAATCCAATTTTCATAATTAAAACTCCTTTAATTAATCTAAATTAGTCACGCTGAGATGGATTGTGGAATAACTGTTTTGCCTGCCAAATAAGCTGCTGCCAATTGATCCATTGATATTCCTTCAACCTTTGGCATATCAAACACTCGTGACTTTGCTTCAAATGCAAGTTTTTCAGTAAAGAATATCTGCCTCTTAGTTCCTTGTGTCGTCAATAGGTAGGCTTCGTCAAAATCTGCTGCAAGCAACTGACGGAATTGACCGTTGACTGCGGGATATCTTGCTACTACTTCTTGATCAGAATTCATAAGTGTATGCAAATGGACAGTTACTGCAACTGCACAAGGAAGTTCCTGGAGTGAACTTACTAAAGTACTCATCCAATTAAGTAACTGGCCCCAATGAGCAGGCGCCATGCCCATCTTCATGTCAATCTTTTTACCGATGCCAGATGGAGTGATACCAGATTTCTTTTCGATTTCGTGGATTGCCTTTTTGTTTGCATTAGTCAGAGAGTCCAGAACTAACATGCCTGACTGTTCCTTCAGCCATTGGAATAAACCATTTTTTTCATCCTCCTGGAAGGTACGCCAAAAATCGGAAAAGAGTAAAGAGTCGGCTGAGAAATTATCTATGGTGATGTCAGTTCTTTTGGATGCTATTTTCTCTATTGTCTTTTCGCCTCCTTTATCGAACATATAGTAGTGAAGTGGTCCCTTGGTGTAGGTTGCTGTGAAGTGGGTTTTGCCAGAACCTGAATTGCCGGTCAGTAGAAATTTGAGATTAAAGATTCGTTGCTTTTCAGTTAGCTTTGTTTTGTTGAAATTTGGTACTGTAGCTGCCTGTGGATTCATTTAAAACTCCTTTAAATGATTTTAATAAACAATGTTTAAGAATTATTTTTCTCACATTGTATTAACAGTGTTACTTTTTTAACTATTTCATCAATTTCTGAATCAACTAATGTTCCTGCACAACCAACTTTTAGTATAGTACGCAATTTGCATAAAGCTGCAATAGCTTTCATGTTAATGCTTACAGCGTTTAAAGTGAGTTTAACTAATTTAAATACTAGAACTAAAGCTAATACACCAACTCCATAACTAATGACATTAGTTATAAAATTAGCTCCAATAAATAATGTAAACCCATCAAGTGCTTTATCACCAAGACTATTAATCATTACAGTAACTTTTTCTAGTTCTTGTAAGTCCATTATTATACCTCCATTAATCTTTGCTTAGTATTTGCTTCATGTTTATCTGGGTCCCATTCAGAATGAATAAATCCTTGAGGCGCTTTTTCCATCCAGTGCAATGGATTATTTCGGAGTCTGCAAAGATCATAATAAGGACAAGTTGAGCTGAAGGTTGTACAAGCATAGCCTGGATTCCTGTGGAAGGATTGCAATACATCCGAACGTTCCCGGCAGTTAACCTTATCCTCTTCAAGCAGGTTTAAGTTGTGCTGAATCTCATCGGCATAATGACAAAGATCAGACAGGAAGTGCTCAATAGCAGCGGATCGTTTGTTAATTGTAATTGGGACGAAGTCAATCTTGCTTTTCTGACAAAGAGCCACACGATACGTAATGGTTGGGATTTTATCATAAAAAATTCTGCCAGCGGTTAAATAACCGTCTGACTGGAATGACATTTCAAAAGTTTGTGGCGTAGTAGAGTAGATAGCTTTAGCGGTTTTGTGGTCGAGAATATCAATTCCATTCTCACCACTGGAAAAGATCAGGTCGATGCGACCAATATAATTTGGCAACTTCAATCCTTTTACAGATAGGTCGATGGAAAATGGTGCTTCAACAGCCAGGATTGAACGATTTTTTACATCACTTACAAGAAAGCGATCCCAATAGCCTTTGTACATGTTAGCGGCATGTCCGGGAGATTTGGGAAAGATTGCATCTTCATTTTTCCAAAATGGTTCACCATCAAGCTTCCAGAGCTTATGGAATGCTTTGATGGAGATTTCAGTGGCATCAAGAACAGATGGTGAAGAATCCTTAATTAAGATGTTGTACGTGGCTTCTAGGCCGTAATGCCAGCATGAGCCAAACACAAGGTGGATGGATTGTCCGGCAGGCTTGAGGTTCATTACATATTGGAACAGGAACCTGCGTGGACACGTGAGATAGGTGGATAATGCACTGTAGTCTATTTTTTCGTAAAAATTCATTTGAGAAATCCTCTCGTTGAATTTAAAAATGCCAGAGTTAGGTCATATCTGGCTACCCGATTTAACACCAACCTATAATTATTTAAACTTTCAATTATAAGTTTCGGTATGCTTTTAACTAAGAAGCCGATTCCAACATCGTCATGCTGGCGATACCTGTCAATTCAGGTCGAATGGTGCGCATGGACTTGCTATCCAATGCGTTTCCGGCATTAAAATTAAATAATTTGGTGAGATAAGGATTTGCACCTTACATGCAAAGACATTCCTGGCTCAAACGGAGTTCTTTGATTATAAATCATCTCACTTTGCTGGAACCTGAACCTGCGTCTACCTATTCCGCCACTCACCAAATAATTAATTACATTAAACTCCAGGGCAGGATCTAATATAATTAATTACCGATTGTTGAACTGGGCCAGAACTGCATCGCGAATTTCCGGAGGCAGATTGCCAAGAGCTTCCAGAGCCTTCTCCTCGGGAGTCTTAGTAATCCGAAGGGTCGGCTTCCAGTCGCTGAAATCCTCAGCCGTGATGGCTTCATCAGTATTGCTGAACTCGTTATTGTCGTCTTTCTCTTCAAGTTTGCGACGAATAACTGCGCGGAAACTGACCTTCAGCTGGTTCTTAATCATGTTCACGGTAAGATCCTCACCGAGAGCCTGTACCATTTCTTCAATGGTTCCGAGGTTAAGGACTGCCGGCTCAGTTACGGTAATTTCCCTGCTGGCCTGGTTGCTAACTACTTTGATCATGCTCATTTTTGAATCTCCTAATTAGGGGTTTGTAGAATGGGCGACATGCCCAATTGGTAGGTGTTATACAAAACACCAAACAAACTACTTTTTAATAAGTTTATCAATCTTTTGTTTCTTCTCTAAACAAAAAAAGTTCCATTCATTATCAACTGAATTTTTATTGTATCTTTCCTCCTTATCTATTTCAATATTAGAACTAAAAGAAAATTTGCCAATACACATTAGATATTTTTGAGCAGAGCTTACTATGTCATATTCGTTGTAACCAAGTTTTTGCTCTGCATAATATCTAGCTCTTACAGCATTTATGAAGTTTACAAAATTTCCAATAAAAATTGATTTATTATTATAAGTGATAGTTACTTTCCAACGCTTATCATAACGTAACCATCTAACTCCCTTAATACCTGAATGATTATCCTTATGTACATCTGTATTTATAACATTTCCAGAAGCAGAAATTTCACGAAGATTTTCAATTCTATTGTCTGCTCTATTTCGATTAATATGATCAGTTATTTTTGGAAAATATCCATGAAACATACAAAAAACTATTCTATGAACACCTACAGTTTTACCTTGTAAAGAAGTTATAATATAACCATCTGCATTTAATGTTCCCACGAGATCAAAAGTTTTTTTATCTATTAAAATTCCAATATCTGGAAGACAAAAATATTTTTCATGTAAGATATCATACCACTGTTTATCAGTTATAAACTCATTACTCATAGGAGTCTTTTTCGGGCTAAAGGGTTATCGTCGTTTGCCGTAAATTTTATTCACCCACCTTACCCGAAAAAGACCCCCCTGTCAAGCGTTTTTCGCCCTCTTTTTATTCTTTTTCACCCTGCCTTAAATGCTTCTAGCACCACCCGAGCAACAGTTAAATCCAAGTTTGCACAAGCAACTTTGGTGGGATCATTCCAGATTGGACCTTCATCAGCAGTTTTAACATTCGCTAATGAACGGGCCTCACTTTCTGTAAAGGCAATAATTACTTTGGCTTCATATTCATCATATCCAACAGAGTCAATACGATAAAGCAAATATACATTCATTTCTCCACCTCCTTTAGCCACTTATCCAGTTCAGCAAGATATCGCTTGTTTGTCTTGTTAATTTCTTCTTGTATCTTTCTGTAGGGTAATCCCCAACTATTTAGGCTTTCTTTACTTGAGGCTATTATATACTGTAGTTCAAGTGCATCTCTGGCTGCACGTATAGCTTCGATAGGAATAATCATAGTTATTTGCTTAATTCTGAGAGAAGGTTTTTACTTGCATAAGGTTGCAAAGCTGTTTGATCAATCGGAGGTGCAGGAAACATTTGATCAATGAGAAGCACAAATAATCCTACGATTATAAAAGATGCAAGGAAGAATAAAGTATTTTTTGTAGTATTCATTTTACCCTCCAAATATGTAATCTGGCTATTCGCATTATTTTCCTATTATGATCATAAGAGCTTTTACTTTTATGTATAGGAAGATGAAAAGTCTTGTGCAAATAAGTAAGAAAAGCATGAAGTATTCGAGTAATCTTTCGCACATTATTTCTCCTTATTAACTTTTTGTACGACTTTCTCAAGTGCTTTCGTTTCATTAGTAACATCAATCAACATGTATGTTTTGCCTCCTTGAGTTACTTTACAAATGCCTAGAGCGTCAACAGTTATGATAGGCACGAGGTTTAATTTCTTTTCAAGTTCAGCAATTGTTTTATTTTTCTCTAAATCAGCTTTAAGAGCAAAAAACATTATTATTAAACCAAAAATTATACCTACACCACATATTACTCTACCATTTTGCATATTTTATTCCCCCAAGTTATTTACTATCTAATTTAATTAAATCAGCTTTAAAACATTGAGTATCTATATAGATTCCTCCTAAATCATGGCACTTATCTTTTTTTATTTCTAAATAAATTATACTACTAAATACTAATATAACTAAAAAAATTATTGTGCTTATTGAAATTTTATCCATAATTTATCTCCTAGGTTATTTATTAATAATTAATATTCTTCTCCCAACATCTGTAACAAAGTAAATCAATTCGTTTGGCCTTTTATTGATGGCATGTTTATGATTCCATGCATAAAAACTTTCGTTGCGACCAGTCTGGTAAAGATTCATTCCGAGGAGTTCTGGCAAGAATTTGCGTTTGATCACAATTGGCTCCGTTACTTGAATTTACTCATAATATTCTTACCATTAACTCCAGCAAGAAAACATTTATCTCTGCATTTATAAAAAGATAAAAGTTTTGATTTTTTCTTAGTACCATCAGGTAAAATCTCATCTCCATGTTGAATTATGTGACGTTCTCCACAGTGAGGACATAAAATAAAGTCTCCAAGCGAAGGGTTATTTTTGAGTTCATCATTTCCTATGGTAAACATATTATTCTACCTCCCCACGAGCTTTAGCTAAAACTTGTTTAGCTTTCTCAATCCATTTACCATAAACTCGTTCTCCTGCTTCATATGCAAGTTCTTCATCCAGAGCTTCAGAAAGAATAGCAAATAAGTCTGGTGCAGTTTCAATAAGTGTAGCATTTTTCTCATGAACTGTTTCACAGATTAAATATCCTTCATAATAATCAAAATCCATAGGATCATTTCCAAATGTGTTTTCAGTCTTATGTTCAGTTATTATAAAACTTCCTTTACCTCTTTTCCAAGGTGCTGGAGTGAATTTTGTTTCCATATTATTTCTCCTTAAGCTCAAATATTGTTTCATAAAAAACATGAATTGCCATTGCTATCTCAAGGGTGTTTTTACCTCGCATGAGGTCAAGCATAACAGATAGACAGATTTCACAAGATAATCCTTCTCGATATAGGGTGATTATTTTCTTTAGTTGTCGTTTGTTCATAGGTTAGACTCCGTATTAATTATTATAAATTGCTGGATTTTTGCAATTTTCTAATGCCCAGGATACCCAATAATCAAGCCATATTAATCTAGCAAGTATTGGATCTTGATTAGGATTAAAACCTGGAGGAAGATTTGATGCTTGCTGACGTTTTAATAAAGCCTTTTTTATAATAATTCCATGCTGCTTTTGAATTATTACACATCCAGGATGTTCGTGCATTAAACCATTTTCTGAATTAAAAAATAAATCATATAGATCAGTTTCTTTGCAAAAAGATGACCAACCTCCATAAGAAGGATGCCTTGAATTATTTTTAGCTGACATAAAATCACCTGAAAATTCTGGTGCTTTATCAACACAAACCTTTTCTACAATAAAATCTTCTATTTCAGCACTATAGATTAGTTCTCCTATATAGATTGAATATCCCATTTTGATTTCTCCTCATTTAATAATAACTGCATCATTATATCCAGGAATTCTAGCAACTACTTCTTCAACTAAACCTTCCTCTACTGTAGTAACTTCTTCAGAATATTCACCATTAAAAACATAATCAGAGCCTTCATGTAAGCAATATACATCAGCATCCATAGGAAAGTTTTGTAGCCTAGTTATTAGTTCATGAACTTTCATAAGATCTCCTATAAGTTAATCAAGTTTTCCATCAAGTAAAGGTCCGAGATTCTTAATCACCTTCAAATAATAAACTCGTTGTAAATCAATTGGATAATCATAAGTTGGATTCATAATTTGATTATAACTACTAGGAACGCCTATTCTATCTAAATAACCACTATAAAATAATGATTTATGCAAAGGATTATTGCGTGCAATTTTAACCTCTACTACATAAAAACATCTTGATTCCCAACCATCTTTGGGTTTTATTATTGCAGGATTTTTAATATCATCACACATTTTTATTCTCCTTAAAACTTAACATCATTTTCAAGATCATTAATATGCTTACTAACAACTTCTTTAAACATAGTATTAGTATCACGTTCACTCATTTGATCTACTTGCCATTGTTCATAGGCAACCTTGCGGGCCTTGTCAAATGTGTGTGGCCAACAAGCTTCGCATTTGCTCACATCGAGTTGATGTAGTGCCCTGGATGAGGCTACATATAATATATTGGTTTCTTCAGTTGTTGGATTCCCCTGGTCGGATGGAACCTTAAAATCATTGGCCAGCCTCACTCTAGGCCATTCTAAACCTTTTGCTTTATGTGCAGTAGTTATGGTAACATCGGCTTCATTTGGATCTTCCACAGTTGATTCCAAAATACTTAGAAGACGTTCCCTACCATAGAGTTCGATTAACTTTAAGATGGGTTTAATATCCCCGCCCATTGGAGAATTGGAATATTCAACAAGATCGATAAAGTTCTTAAATAAGAAGAGGTCTGGATGATTTGAATATCCTTGGAGCTTGAGCTGAATTATAGAATTGATAAGGTATGTAAGTTGTTGCGTTCCACCTAGGATGTGGACAGAAAGATTTTTGCCCAGCGCTTCGATTGTTTCTGCAATAACTCCTTTGTTTGTTCGGCACAGGATCGCGTCTACAGCTGGAAGGGGTTCATAATGAATTGAAGACATAACATCGTCGTTGCCATGAAATGGCACATACTCGAATTGATATGGATAATAGCCAGTAATTATGGTGTTTGCCATATTGGCGATGTTTTCACCGAATCGGAAACTTCTAGTGATGTATAGCTTTGCTAGATTGTCATCCTGGAGTGCATTTACGGCCCCTCTCCAACTGTAGATTTGCTGGAAACAGTCGCCAACAAAGATCTTTTGGCAAGATTGATTCTTGATAACCTGTGCAATTACTGGATTGCTATCCTGGTATTCGTCAAAGAAGATAAAGTCTTTGTTAATTATTGGGTTTGTAAGTGCCCAAATTTTGAGATAAACATCATGAGTGATTGGCATAGGTTTATTAACGTCGGTCATTTCGTTAAATACAAGATTGGCATGTTGAACTAAATCTTCACGCATAATATCTAAGTCTGCATCTTGAAGAATTGTTAGTCTTGGCAAATGTTTGTACTGAATAACTTCATCGCTGGAATAACAGTACTTGCGAATCGTATTGAGAATTAAGTATCCTTTGTTGGCTGGACTATTATATAACTGCCATTCTCCGATGTCGAAAGTATCTGCTAGTTGTTTGCCTGTCAATTTGCTGAGCTTTCTCTTGTACTTGTAACCAATAGCTCCGTAAGCTAACGCATGGCCGGTTTTGCACATTATGTTACTGGAAAACTTGGTTGCAGCTTCTTGGGCGAGAAGTTTATTGAATGAAATGGATAGTCCATATCCTGACATTTTGCGAGCCATTGCAAGCAACAAGAAGGTTTTGCCCGAACCTGGTGGGGCTTGGATTGCATAATTGTTGCCGTCAAGAATGGTATTAACGTGCGATTCTTGTTCGGTGGTAAGAGTTTTACCTTTGTATTTCATTACCATGACAGGCTACCTTTTTTAAATGTATCTTAATATAACTGCCTAATTAATTGTCTTCGAGCTTCTCTTAATACTTCAGTTTTTTTAAATTCAGAAAGCTTCCACCAGTAATAATCATCAGCTCTGCATACAGTTGTCCACCAACCAGTATTAATATCTGTGTTAGTAAACTTACAGCTACGCCCAGTATAATCAACAGCATGATAAAACTGAACACATTTATATCCAATTGGCCAACCACCAGTATTATCTATGGCAAGCATAAAATCTTCTATTTTCATACCTGGATTAGTATGAATTAGTTCTTTTCGAAATAAATCTGACATAGCTTAGTCTCCGTAATCATAATAATCTGATTCATCCATTTCAGCATCAGGTACACCTGCCTCGCAGCAATCAGTTACAGGCGAGCCATAATCAGATGGATAGTGAATGCCTGCTTGGCCGGCTGTGCAATGGGTGCCTGAGTAGCTAAATGAATCGTCTAAGGCAATTATCTTGCAGGGTTGATGGCAGGCTGGACACAGGAAGTTAGTTGGTGTCTTATAATGTGGAAGTTTTTTCATAAGCATGTACCGCCCAATAAGTGGTAGATTTTTATCCAGTAATCTCTGCCTTGAGGAGATGCTCCCCAATTAAAGGCTGTAGATAGATCATTATCATCTCCTTCCCATATCCAATAAAAATCCTTTTGAGCATCGTTACTAATATAATCAGCCGCAGCGGAGTCAATCTTTCTTACATCATTAATCAAGTCTTCAACTTTAGCATATTGTTTCATAATAATTACTCCTTTTATTATATTGGAAGATTTTTTTTCATGGCGATTATTTATTACTTAACCAGTCTTTAAACTTCTTTTCACTTCCCTAACATATGCTTGGTGCTTCATTATATAGGAAGCCTATGTATGCTGGCAGATTTTGAATGTTTTCGTCATCTGCATTGTTAATAGCACCGCGAAGATCATTTTTAAGAACTGCTGAGAGAAAACCTCCTGATTCAATGTGTCCTTCAATGTAACGCTCCAATCCATACATTATACGTTCAGGGATGTAAAAAGTACGAAAAGAATATTGTTCATTTTTAGTGAAGTCCCACATAATAATGATCCATTTTACATTAATTCAACTAAGTAATCTGGTTCCAGGCCAAAATATTATTCACAAACACTATTGGCGGATTCAAAATCATTAGAAGCTATGTAATCTTGTAAGGCTTCCCTGGCTTGATTGATCAAATCTTGTACTTCAAGTGCAGATATGCCGTCACGTCGCATTAGGACTTCTTTGATAGATTCGCACATAATAAGCTCCGTTAATAATTATTAATGATTGTTATTCCAAATCAGTTAAGTTCAGTCCTCTGGTTACTTTAGTTTGGCTGAATTTCTGTCGTACAAAGTCTGTAGATTCTTGACTTGGTGGAGATTTTGGATCTTGGCAGAGATAAAGGATTCCGTAGTAGAAAGTAGTTTTGATGATCTGACTTGTTGTTAGGTAAGCTGGATCGAGACCTTTGGCAAGTAGGCCATCACGTGCTTTTGCGAGGTCTTCAATGGTCATTCGGGTTGAAACTACGCGGGCTTTACTCATGGTTATGACTCCTTTAAACTATTACATAAATAAGGCTTACCATCAGTTTTTAAATGTGGGGACATATATCCACTATAACCTCCAGTTTTAATTAAATATTCTACATTATCAATACAAATAATATCCCATTTATTTTTGCCTGATTTAGTAGTTCCTATATGATCACCTCCTCCACATGAGGTAATAAATAGACAAATGAATAATGCAATAAATAATTTTTTCATATTATACCTCTTGACTTAACTGCTGGAGTGAAGTTTTCCTCATCAGCCAGTGATGCTAGGTTGATTTCCTTTTTCTTTGGAGTGCTGATAAACATCTGAATTTCTTGCATAATGTCTTGGTCAACTTCATCTGTTTGGCCAAGGGTCATTTTTGCCAGGTAATCTGTGTAAATTATCTTAACTAATTGATTAAGACTCGTAAGTTGAAAGTTCGGTTCCAGGCTGCGAACAATCTGAAGGCCGCGAGCCAGCTGATGGGGAGTGAGGCGAAATGTTATGACTGGACTGCTCATGATTAGTTCCCAATAGTTGAAAAATATTTAATCTTTAACTTTTCTAAACATCGCAGGCGGTATCATGCCAGGAAATGCAGCTACTTCAGCAAATCTGATGTTATTCAAGAAAAGACGAAATAACTTATCTTGAATAGTGGCATTACGCATTATAAATGGATGAGTAAGTTCTTCAAATATCTTAATGGATTTAACTGGAATGTATGTATCACATATTTCAGCCAATTTCATAGTAATATATTTATCATCATCATTAAGGCGAATGTAGAAACGACGACGAATAGATTTAAGTCTTTTATAAGGATCTTTACTTTTACATGCTCTAATAAATAATTGGTCTATTTTAGTCATGATTATATACCAATAGTTTGAGTTGCTTTAAAGGTTTGAATGATCGCCTGCTGTTGTTCTTTACTTAGAGAAGCAAGAAACTGTTTGCAGAACAGCTCTGCATTGATTGGATCAACTTCTTTGGGAACTCTCTTAGCTGTGATGGCTTCTTTCTGCTTGACTACATGCTTCATTAGGCTGAGATTATAATCTATTGCCTGGTACAAGGTTGCTACGTCTTTCCAGGCTTCATAGGCTTTATGATAGGCAATTTGAGTAATTTCTTTTTCTTTGTTCAGTGGAATGATTTCAGCCTTGGTGGATTCTAACAATTTTGCAAGCTCTTTCTGGTAGCAAGTCTTGCAAAGATGTTCTGATAATCCGATTTTGCTAATGTTATGAATTTCTTTTTCTGTTAAGTTGAAGCCGATTGCGTCATTGAGAGTGTTGCAAACTGGACAAAGTTTTTTCATGTCTAAGCTCCTTAGAATGGACAACCATTAAAATAGCCAGAACCTGTTTGTGTAGGTAAATACTTTTTCGTCATTTTTATTTCTGTCAGCATTTTAATAATATCAGCTAAGTTATCCTCATAACCTAAACAACAAGCACCTTCAGTTTTTTCTTCCTCATCTAGTGGAGTAAACTTATATCCTTTATCTGTTCTTAAGGAAAGGCTCCAATAAGTTAATAATTCTTCCTCTAAATCTATCTTTTTAATATATGCCTGCATTGTATCTTCATCTTCAAACATATATATAAACTCATGCCCTTGGAAAGATATAATCTCTTCTGTTGTCATTGTCATTATGGCCTCCGTAAGATTTTGAAGATTTCATTACTGGTGGATTCCTTAGTAAGTGTTTGCTTCTGGAATCTTAGTGTGTTGCCAGCCTTGAGCCAGTTAATAAGTTCAAAGTATGTCACATTGGCAAGATATTTCCATCCCATATGAGTTCCAAATCTGTTGTAGAAACGAACTGTTTTGCCTTTCATAATTGCTGGGTTCTCCCTAAGTGTGAAGTTTTTATAATGGACGTTCACAAGTGAACAGCTAAACTAAACATTTGGCAATATAGCTTATTTTTACTTAATAGTTGGCTGAACTTGCAGGGCTTTAACGATTAGTTGGAATACTTCCTTTATTTCGTGAATTCCAAAGAAGACTAGCAAAGCAACTATGGATATTGCCCCGAATGTCCAAAGAATTCCAAGGCAAACAGCTTCAACATTAATGGTTTCAATCGGAGTGAAATGATTCTTATTGCTGCGTGGCTTAGCTTTCATGGCTGGCTCCATTGTTGAGGTTATTAAATTGACTAACTCATAACCAGGTCAAAAACCATTAGACTTGCAAAGGCTTTGACCTGGTGATTAGGTAGTCAATCTTATTTAATACTGATTAACTGGCCATCCTTCATCTGGCCTTGACCGTACCATTTGTGAGGCTCTGGAAAGTGTGGACCTTCTAAATAGATTGTTCCGTTCGCAGGAATGGATGGCCCAAAAGGTCCTGGTTGGAAGCAAGTTATCTTTGTTCCGGCTGCAAGGGCAAGTTTAATTTCTTTCTTGGTTCGAAAGTTGTGTGTGGTGTATGGCATGATGGTTGCTCCTTGTATGACTAATAAGCAAGCTTGGTTGATAATCAGGCGTAGTTTGCTGGTAAGTACTTACTCATGGCAAGTATAATTTGTGGCATGAGTTCTTTCCAGGTAAATGCTTCAGCTTTTTCGATACTAAGCTCATATGGCTTTATTGAAAGATTTTTAACTCCAGGGATTTCTAATATTGCCTTGCTTGTCGTCATGGTAAGTGGTAAAACCTCATCTTCGCCGATTGAATATTCGGAAGAAAACCATTTGTTTTTCTTTACCAGTTCATGGCGAAGATGAAAGGTTCTGTAATTTTTATTTCCATGATTCTCTATAAATCCGCCTGAAATAAATTTTTCCATTGCTTTCTCCTTGGCTGGTGTTAATAATGGCTGGTGGTTAAAAGCGGGCAACTTCGTTGCTTGGATTGGTTAAACAATTCTGAAGAAGTTTGCAATCTTGCCGTCATTGCCAAATGTGTAAGCTGTCGCTGTTTGGTTCTTTACTTCAATCCAGATGACTTCACCTGGTGTGATGGCTCCAATCTTGATCTTTTCTGCAACTTGGAACAAGTAGCTCAGATCGCAGGTAGCTATGATCTGGTTTGGCTCCCAAATTGCTTGGTCGAGTGGCTGGGTTTCTGGCATCCAGATTGTGCATTGTTCTTGCAGGTGGAAGAGCTCACTTGGGATAAGGCCATAATAAAAGGTTGTGTTCATATTTGTAACCTTAATAATCTTCTCTGGCTATTACCCAGACGTTATGATTTGGCAGCCGTTTTAGATAATCAAGTTTGTCCTGGTCTGCCTGCTCTTTAGTCTTATATCCTGCAATAACTGTTCCTCTGCTAGTAGTGTTTTTAAGTTGGCGAATTACAAGATAATAGTTTGCTTGAGTTAGTCTCATGATAGCTCCTGGTGAATTGAATTAACCATCTATTTTTGAGATTATGTATTCAAGGTCGAGAATGGTAATCATTAGGTTATCTTGATCCTGGCATTCACATTCCATGAGTTTTTCTCTGGCTGCGTTTAACACTCGTCGGATAGAAAGTGATCCGCGAGGGTCGTAGAGGACGGATGGTATTGATTTGGAGTAGTTTGTTTCTACTGGCCTACGAAAAGCTCTTATTGCTTCTGAAATGTCTGTCATCTTGACAATGTCATGTTTTGGTTTCATGTAGTGTCTCCCAAGGTTGGATGGTTCATATTGGCAGGATGGCTGCCTGGGCAAAGGGTATGGTTGTATCTTGTGTTATTGTAACGTATACAATAGGGTTTGTCAACAGGAAAACACGTAGGCGGTTTACGGTTGTGGTGTGTGCTACGTTGTGGTAGTCGGTCGGTGGCGTGTATATAGTATGGTGGTCGGGCGGAATAGGGCCAGGAAGGGCGTAGGATCGCCGTGACAGGCCGGACCGGGACGGTTGGTACGGTTGCATGGACGGCCCGGGAACGTGGCGTGTAGCGTGTCGTGGTCGTTGTAACGGGCATAACATAAAAACTGTGTAATTCCACCACGTTATGCCCGCTCATTAGTTGGGCTTATTCCTCGCTGTCTATCCAATCTTTCGATGGGCTGAAGTCAGTTACAGTGGTTATATCTGATTCTGTGATGTTTGGATCATGAAATTCTGACGGTTTGGGAAGTGGTTTTCTTGTTTGCAAAGATAACTCTATTTGTGTATCAATCTCTTTATCTTTTGCTTCTTGTGCTTCTTTTAATGCATGTTCACGTCTGAGCTGTTCAAAGAGTCTGGTATCTTCGATATCTCTTTGTATCTGCTGGGCTGATTTCTTTGCCTGTTCTTTTATCTGAAATTCTTGCTGTGCCTGGAATGGTTGAGATTGCGCCTTTGCTTGTGCCATAATCTGCCGAATGGTTGTATATGGATCTATTTGATCAACAGGTAATGTGAGTATTAACTTAACTGCGTTTATATCTGCTTGAGCACATTCTAATGGTGCGTTGATTGAATGCTTTGATATCCAGTCAGTGATTATAATTTTCATTGCCTGGGATAATGATGCTATGGGTTGATCTGGTTCTAACGTGACTAAGCTTCTTAATGCTTTGGCTAGTTGGTAATGGTTTAGGCGAAAGGACATGTGGGGGCTTGACATGGTTGGGCTCCTTATGAATGGTTGTTTAGCAAGCGTAGGTGGCTTGCAAGGGTGTACGGTTGGTGACAGTGTAACATGGGTTGGTGCCGGTTGTCAATGGTTTGGTGCCTGGTGGTGACGGTTTTTGGTTACGGGTGGTAATGTTTTGGTGACGGTTGGTTACGGTTGGTGACAGGTTGGTTGTGTAAGTGGTTGATATTGTTGGGGAATTTGAGGGCTGTGTACGGTTGGCGTCAAAAGAGTCCGCGCGTACACCACCCCCCGTCTCTGGACCTGGTATTTAAGTATTTAATAAAAAAATTAAATACTAAAACAGACACCCTCTCCTTCACGACACAGGGGGGTGGTGTACGGTTGGACACTATTGGCCACGTTTGGACACACAGGAATGCAACTATTTGAAATGCTTACCTTTTTTTTAGCTTACCTGTGTCCATGTGGTGCCAGTTAGTGTTAATGTGGTGCCAGGTGGTGCCAATTATACGTGTCCAGCCGGTGCCAGGTGGTTACGTTTAGTATATGTTTTGTGGCCGTCTGGTGCCAATTATGTGTGTCCATGTGTCCACCTTTGGTTACGTTTGGCACCACTTGGACACCTTTGAACACACTATGTCACTGTTCACCATCGAACGCCCATACAACCATCTTCTAATCGCTAGTCATGCAAGCGAGTTTGTTAGGCATTTTACAGTTTGTTAGGCAATTTCAATATGGCTAAACGCAAAAAGCCAGCAACAAATCAATGCTACTGGCCTTATAAGTTTTGCTAATCAGCAATTGGATAGCTAGGATAATTATCTTGATAGCTCAATGCAGATGCCAGTCTGAATGGCCTTGTTGTAACGTTCAGGCATCAAGCCCAAATACTTCAGCACACGAGAAACATTGTGGCAGTCCTGGCATAAGATGCACCGCACGATTTTCATTTCTTCCCTATCTGAAGTCAACTTAATCGCTTTAGCAAAACTAATTCCGTAAGTAACATCTTTTGCAAGTTTAGTAATTTTCATATTTTCACCAGGTGGAAGTCAACATCATTGAATTGCACATACCATGCTTCGATCATCCATTCAGGCAGGTAAGGCGCCGATTTTCGGTTAAAGAATGCCAGGAAGCGTTTTGAATATTTCATGGCTATACCTCCAGGCTCGGGCACAATCGCATGGACTATGCCCGAGTTAGATGGTTGCGTAATAGTTACTTGCCAAGGTTTGCAATGATTGCCGCAAGTTGTTCCGGGCTAAGTTTGGCCATAGCCTCAATCGCTTTCTGTTCGTCACTCTTTGCGCTTGCAGGTCGTTCGGCTGGTTCCCATTTCATCTTGTCCACGTTTTCTTGACCTAATGCCGCTGACCACTCCGCACCTTTCTTGGTAGCCTTAAAGGTTGCCCTGGCATCAATAAGTTTTGCTTGAACACCTTTTTGCAGACAGGCATGCAGGCATCCGCTTTCTTTTGCCCAAGCTACCAATTTCTGTTCGTCTGCAAACTGTTCGCTGGTCGGAAAGATTGACCGGGGCAAAGTATGACTTACCATCGTGCCAACTGCCGGGACTGAGGTTTCCGTCTTGAGGGTGTCAAGTGTTACAAAGATAGATTGTGCCATGATAAAACTCCTTCAATGTTAAGGTTGTTTCTAACTATTCCCGGTTATCCAGGAAACTAACTATCTGTCTCTTAATATCTCCAATGTATATTATGTTTCAAGGCTTGTCAAGATTTAATCATTATAATATTCTACTATTTTCCGAACGAAGTCAATGGCAAGCTTTCCTTCTTTATCATAGTTATCTAAAAGACTTTCCACCTTTTCAATAACATCTTTGTTTCCTTTTATCTCTAAGCCAGCAATAGCTCTGGTAAGGTCGTGTACTATCTCAAATGCATAAAGGTCGTTTTGTTTCATAATGTTTCTCCATTCAAAAGGTTTAACCACTCAAACTATCCAGTCTCAGCCAACTATAAATCTTAATCATGTTTACTTGTACCAAACCGGGAAAGCTATGTCAAGAATTATTTTTCACCTTGTTTCATTTTCTACTTGTCCTGCCTTTCACACTTATAATAACTCGCCATGTCCAGCCTGTCAAGAGTTATTCTGTTCCACATTATGTCTGGTACAACTTGCCTGGTCATTGGCAATATAGCCTGGTGCAACTTGTATGATGCTCGCCAGATTGCTAGGTCCACCATTTTTATATTATTTACCTGTTCGCCTGGTGCAACTTGTGTGCGTGTGTACCTGCTTGCCAGGGGAACAATTGTTCTTGTGCGTGACCTGCTCATGTGTGGATGCCTCGATCCTCCTGTAGTGGATTAGGCTTTCTATATAGAGTTGCAGAAATAATCAATTTCACATTGCCGTCAATCCGGACATTCACCAACCTTGCCCACCTCAATAGCTGTGTTCATTTATGAACATCCAGTCAGGGAACAATTTTGATTAGCCAACTATTCAACTTGTTACTATTAGACAAACTGTACGAATTATCAAAACAGCCAGCCCTTGTATATTATAGGAGGCTCAATATGTTTGCCGGCATTATGGAAAAAGCAGGAAAATTAAGTCCTTATGCATTTTAATGTTGCACTTTCCACCATAATATGTTTCATTATTATAGGACAATTCCAAAAGGTTCACAACATCCATTTAACCCACTTCACCTGTAAAGCTGCCAACCATGTTGAAAGAGCTCAAATCTCAGCATCGTAACATAATTCAGATGGCCTTCAACGGGTACAAAAATCAGGAAATCGCTGAGCGTCTTGGCATGGCACAATCATCTGTATCTACCATTCTTCGTTCACCTCTTGGGCAAGCCTACTTGAATGGCCTTCAAGACAGGGCGCACGAAGCAACTTTGGATGTCAGAAAAAAGTTAGTCAGCCTCAATAAAGAAGCTCTTGCAACCTTTGAGCACCTTCTCAACTCTAGTTCTCGCAAAGCTGTTCCAGCAGCAGTACAGTTTAACGCCGCAAAAGACGTTCTAGATCGCAATGGATATAAAGCTCCCGATCGGTTGAACATTGACATGACGCTGCAAACCAAAACTGATGAAGAACTCGATGCTGAAATAGCAGCCATAGAAGAAGCTATCAACCGCACAGGTGGTAAAAATCTTCCAGAGGTTAAAAAGTCCTTAAAACAAAACCTCTCCTTTACGACCATTCCTCTTGCTTCAGATCATGCTGTTGTCACGACGCCTGCTAACGAGGATGATTTATCTCTGGAAGATTTGTTCTGTACTGAAGAACAAGCTGGCCTATTTATTCCTGACGAATCTTTTGAAGAACCCCTCTTGATGGAAGACACCTCAATTTTAGAAGACCTATCATTTGATCCCTTTCATAATATTAAAAGGTCATAATGATGGATCTTTCCCACCTTGATAGAGATCGCAAAGAGCAATATTTAAAACTATTGCAAGCCAAGAACAGCAGGATAAAACAAAATAAGATAGTACAATATTATCCAGATGACGGTCCGCTAAGTCGAAATAACTACCCTAAGCACATGCAGTTCTTTGCAGCCGGCGCAGATTTTTCTGAGCGTTGCATCATGGCTGCAAACCGCATAGGCAAGTCCGAGGGGATTGGTGCATACGAAACAACTCTTCATGCAACAGGTCGCTATCCAGGTTGGTGGACAGGCAAGAGATTCACCAAACCAGTTTCCATTTGGGCATGTGGTACGACCAGCACAACTGCCAGAGATATCGTTCAATATAAACTTATTGGCAATCCCGAAGAATACGGAACTGGGCTCATACCAGAAAAGTACATAATCAAAACTAGTCCGAAGGCTGGCGGAGTTGCCAACGCCATCGATATGATTTTGGTCAAGCATATCTCCGGCGGTATATCTCGGATTAAGATCAAGTCTTATGCTGAGGGCAGAAAGTCTTTTGAAGGAACTGAGCAAGACCTGATCTGGCTGGACGAAGAATGTCCATTGCCAATATATACTGAATGTATAACTCGGACCATGACGACGAATGGTCTAATCATGCTTACCTTCACACCGTTAGAGGGCCTAACTGATACTGTTCTTCAGTTTATGCCGAACGGCAAAATAGAAGACAACCAGGAAGGCAGCAAGTTCTTAATCCAGGCGACATGGGACGATGCTCCACACTTAACCACTGAACAGAAAGATAAACTCTGGGCAGCCTTACCTCCTCATCAAAGAGACGCCAGGTCTAAAGGCGTACCTCAGCTTGGCTCTGGTGCAATTTATCCAATCCTCGAAAGTAATATCACTGTCGCTGACTTTGCCATTCCCGATCATTGGCTCCGCTGCTATGCGTTGGATGTTGGCTGGAAGAAGACTGCAACTGTTTGGGCAGCCACAGATCCTACCAGCAATATAACTTATTTGTATTCCGAATATTATCAAGGCCAACAGTTGCCACTTATCCATGCGGATGCAATCAAGGCTCGGGGAAATTGGATTCCAGGCGTGGTGGATTCAGCTGCACATGGTCGTTCGCAAGATGATGGCAAGCAACTTTTTGAACAATACTTTGGTTTAGGGCTGGACCTTGAGAATGCAAACAAATCAGTCGAGGCTGGCCTATATGCTGTGTGGCAAATGCTTAGCACCAACCGGCTGAAAGTATTTGGTTCGCTGGTTAATTGGTTCTCAGAGTTTAGAATTTATCGCCGGGATGAGAACGGTCAGATAGTTAAAGACAAGGATCATCTTATGGATTGTACTCGATATCTGATTATGTCTGGCTTGAAACGTGCAATCGCGAAACCATATTGGGAGTTTCAGGCATGGGAAGAATCTGAACTATATAATCACCAAGAAGCAAGTCTAGTCACTGGATATTAATAATTTAAGTATATAAGGTATTGCAAGCGACGAAGTCGCCTACACTTTACCCTCTTCCACTTGACACTCTTTTACTTGATATATTTATACACAAACTTACAGGAAAACATAAATGGCTAATAATGGTTTTGAATTTCCTGTAGAGGAACTTGTTGATCCAGGCAATCCAGCGACTCCGATGGCGAATGCAATTATAGC